CGAAATCCTCCATGTCTTCTGGTGTCAGTCTATAAACTTATCATCAAGTCTTTAACGCAGAAAAAAATCAAATGTTCTAGTAAAGAAGTATGATCAGTAATCAGTTGGCCCTCGTCCTTGTGATTGCCATTGTGGTGCTCATGTATGTCAAGTGCTTCATGGGTATGAAGAAGAGCGGATACAAGTTGTCCCCGGAGCCGGTGGATGTCGAGCCCATGATCAGTGGCGACGCCGTCACCAAGCTTCCTTACACGCTAGATTGCGTGCCCGGCCCAGGCAAGGATGCCGCCTACTACACCAAGGACCTGACCCCTGGTGGATTCTGCGGTGATCAGGCACTTGTCCGTGATGCCATGTCCTATAAGATCCTCAGTGGTGTCGGGGGATCTCTCCTTGAGAAGTAAATTAAAGAAATGAAAACAAAGGTAAGTACGAAAAACAATGTCTACTGAGGATGTGATGAAGGAGCTTACTGAGATGCGCAAGGAGATCAAGAGTCTCACCAAGTTGGTTCGCAAGATGGCCAAGGTTCAGGATGATCCCGATGGGTCAAAGGCCAAGGAGCGTGCCGCCAACACCGGGTTCAACAAGCCCAGCAAGGTCACCAAGGACCTGACCGACTTTATGGGTCTCGCTGAGGGTACTGAGGTCTCTCGCACGGATGTGACCCGCTTTGTCAAGCAGTACGTCAAGGATAAGGGTCTGTCTCACCCAGAGGATGGACGAAAGATTATTCAGGATGATGTACTGAAGGGACTTCTCAAGACACCTCAGGGAGAGACCCTCTCTTATATGACCTTGCAGAAGCACATCTCTAAGCACTTCATCAAGGCTTAAACAAAAAACGCACCCTAATTTTAGAAAATGATATCCACTCAGGAGGTTGAGGCCATCGTCGGTACGAACATCAAAAACATCGATGTGTACCGCAAGGCTTTCCAGCACAAATCTTCTGTTCAACACGATGGCGTCGAAGGTTCCTATGAAACATTGGAATTTATGGGCGACTCCGTGTTGGGCTTTATTGTCACCAAGTACTTGTTCGATAGGTACGAGAATCTGCAGGAGGGATTTCTAACTCGTGCGAGAACAAAGATCGTTTGTGGAAAAACACTGGCGGATGTGTCTGCTAAACTAGGATTCCACAACTGGATTCAGATGGATGAAAAGGGAATGAGAAACGGATGGAACAACAACCCAAAGATCCTTGAAGATGTCTTTGAGGCATTTGTCGGTGCCATCTATTTGGACCTCGGGATGATCGAAGCCAAGAAGTTTGTCCTGGGTGTCCTGGATAACCCAGACCTCATCCGTTTGGACAGACTGATGGTGGATGACAACTACAAGGACATCCTGATGCGAGTATGTCAGGCACAGAAGTGGGATCTTCCAGAGTATCGCCAGTTGGAGCATGTGGATGCCACCAAGTTTAGAATAGGAGTATACGTTCAGGGACATCAATGGGGAACAGGCAAGGGATCCACCAAGAAGGAAGCCGAACAGGCCGGTGCCTACTTCACCCTGAAACGTCTTGAGGAGAAACTTGAAAAGAGACTGGTACCATCTAAACGTCCGAATGCCATGATTAAAAATGTCAATAGAAAGTAATAATGAAGGTCGCCCTTATTAACCCTATTTCCAAGACAGTCAATGAGTTGTGTGCAGGTCATGAGATTCGTGCATGGGGTCGCAAGACTGGTAATGTGATCGTGGATGTAGCAACAGGATTTCCCATCAAGTCTATCCCTGATGTCAAGGCTTTCGGTCCTGATGTGGTTGTCGTGGAGAAGCGTGGCAATGGTGTTTTCAGGGAGTTCGCCAAGCACTTTGACAAGGTCGTGGATGTTGATGGTCTTCGTCTGATACTTTCGGCGGTTCCTGAGCCCGTGGTGGTCAAGGAGGAGCCGGTCCCCGAGCCCGTCCCAGAGGTCGTCGAGGTCGCAGAGGCTGCCGTCGCCGAAGTTGAAGAAATTATTCAGGAAGAAGAGAAACCCAAGAAGTCACGCAAGAAGAAGACCCCCACACAGTCCTCCACTTAAACATTAGAGCCCTATGCTAACTAGTATGCATCCCCAAGCGGAGAAGTTTTTCAACAAGACTTATCCTGAACAACGCTCCGATGCGTGGTTCAAGATGAGGGGCACGATGCTCACAGCGTCCGATGCCGGCACGGCGATAGGTGTGAATCCCTATGAAACACCCGAGAAGTTGATCCTGAAAAAGTGCGGAGTCAGCGAACCCTTCAACGACTGGGCGACCAAGCATGGCCAGAAGTATGAAGACGAAGCCCGACAGATCTACGAGGAACGCCACAATCAAAAGGTCTTTGAGATCGGTCTGGAACCCCATCACACCCTCGACTGGATCGGTGGGTCACCCGATGGCATCACTTATAGCGGAAGACTTTTGGAAATCAAGTGTCCAAGGTCACGACCGATTGGTGATGGAACGCCACCCCCGTGGTATCTCGCGCAAGTGCAGGTGCTTATGGAGGTCCTGGACTTAGAAGTATGCGACTTTGTTCAGTATCGACCTGCTGAAATCACCTACCCCAAGCCTGCCGAGTTTGTCTGCGTGGAAATTCCACGGGATCGGACGTGGTGGGAAACCAACATGCCCATCATGAAGGCATTCTGGGAGAGGGTCCTGTGGCATCGCGCGAACGGTCACCAGGAACTGCTTCCTGCGCCGAAGCCTACGATCGATGATCTGATCAAGGAAATTGAAGGTCTCGAGAACCAACTCACCAAGGTGAAGAAGATGGCTCTTGGGATCGCCAAGGAACATTCGACTCTGAAGACGGGTCGATGGTCTAATGAAGATGATGAATGGATCTTGAAGAACAAGGACAAGAAGATAGAGGAACTTGCCGAACATGTCAATCGAACGGTCAAGGCCACCAAGATGCGTCTGGACAAGTTAATCAAGGAGCAACCCGTTCAGGAATGGACGGTCAAGGTGGTCGAGGAGGATGACATCTAAATGCCAACCCTGGGCTGGACCCACGGGAGCGTCTGCCTTCCTGGAAGGTTGGGCGAACGGCAGACAAACTTGATGATAAAGTGGTTGACCTGTTGCCCACCTGTAGGGTCTGGGATGAGGGCGCCGCTCTGGTCAAACAATTTCACAGTCAGACGATCCAAATTTTCTATAGGATGAATAAATTGAGTAATTAAATCATAATTGTCTTTGAACACAATCAACTGGTTCGATGCCGAGCCCTGATCATTGTCACTAATAATTGACGCAAATGCACCACGGGCAATTGATTGTAATTGCGTAGCTGACACGACATACGGTGGATCTTTGGTAAGTCGGTCATTGAAATTGGATTCCAGTTCGCGGACTCGCATATAGAGATGTTCTACAGTTCCGCGGGTGTGGACGTGGAGACCCAAAAGACGTGCTTGAACCACCTGTTTCAAAGGTGTATTGAAGTACACAGTAAAGTTATTGTAATTTGTTTGACCAATTGTGTCAAATGTTATCGTGTGATATTCGTAGTTAAAATCTGGGAGACCGGTCGTGGTATAGGATGACCTAGCCATTATTACTTAGCCAAGAGAATAGCGAGCACCAAAAGAACGACCGCAATTGGGATCAGGATCTGAGCATACTTGGTGGGAACCCCCATGAATTCTCGACGGGGCAACAGGGCACCGACCGGATCCGTGGAAACCTCCGGATTCAACTTATTGCGGGTGGATGACCTGTAGTAGTTAATCAACTTGCGTGCAAACGTATTCTCGGACCCTGGTGTCACCGGCGGCGCAATATTGGGTTCCAATCGTTTGTCATCTTCGTCCTGCTGCTTGGTGGCGAATCGTTTATCCTTGGTGGCTTGGACATTCAACTTGAGAACAAATTCTTCGGTGGCGGACCCAGTGCTTGTGAATGGGTACAACTTGAATGAACTGTCGCTCGTGTCATAATAGTAGATGGATACCCTGATCGCTTCCATGACTGGCACTGTCTTTTGAACGGTCATACTATCATTCATCGAACTCATCACGTAGTTCGTGGGACTTGCACCGGCCAGTGAAGGAACCGCAAGTGAACCCGTGTAGGCAAAATTTAAGTTGGTATCACCACTCTCAGGTGGATTGTCCACAGTATAGATCCTATCAGATAAGATGCCATAGTTGGGTACTTCCAGAACCACGTAATAGGCATGAACGTTACCATTGACCTGCGAGGCACTGTTCAAATATGGGATGGATGCCGATGCAAAGTTCACAGATTTGATTCCATAAAGGGGTGTACTGAGATAGACGGTGAAGTCGTTAGCATCGGTTGTGGCTCTGTCTTTTCTGGTTGAACTGTCGATAACGATGTCGTAACTTGACATACTCTACTATTAGATTGCTTTTTTTCAATGAAGAAATCACGGAGGTCCAGATCGTCCAGCTCCTCGCTGAAAACGTCGTCCAGTTCCGAGTACTCAACCTGGGGCTTCCAAATCTGAACACTTTCTTCATATTCCAATGGGACCAATGATTTTTCAGACTCGGTCTCACTGGAAATTGTGGCATACTCGTCTGGGTCATATTCATAACCTTCCATTGGTTTCTACCAGACGCACTACTATTTATTGGGTTCGTTTAAACGCGGAATCTGTTATACAAAGATTGTATTTCAGAAGTATTAAGAAACCTATTATAAAACATAAATACCTTTATTTTACCGAAGTATTGACTTGAATTATTAATATCCGTGGAAACGTTATGATACCCTCCTACACAACAAAATCCATTGGTGAATGATGCGTTTACATTTGTAATATTGTAATACACCCCGGTGTCATTATAAGTGAATTGATAATACGGACTACTTTGTGATAATTTCCATACTAAAACGTTATACCCTAGTGGTAAATTTTGAATATTAAATCCACTACCATAGAATCTACCTTTACTATTTGCATACATACCCATTTGTGAATCGTTTTGCTGTACGATAACTTGGTGATCTGCAGAGGCGCCTCGAACTAAAGTTCTCCAAGTTGACGTACTTCCTAATATTTCACACACACATACAATTGTTGCTTCTGCATAAGGACCTACATCAGTAAGTGCGCCATTAACAATTCTCTTTGCTATTCCATATGAACCCTGAAAATCCATATAAGTTTGTTGATAAGCTGAAGCATTTATTGTGAAATGATTTCCATTACCACTTATGTCATGCCATGTGGTACCAGATCCTGGATAACTTTCAGAACTGGTCGCATCAAGATATGCTTAGTCCATTATAAAATACATAGTCATATGGATAAAAAGGTTCGCTAATCTGAAATCTGGGTATCTTGACGTCCATGTACCATTCTGAAATTTGTATACTATCAACACCACTGAGCGCAAAAAGTTTTGTCGCAACTACTGCATAATATTTGAATGGTCTTTGAATGTACTTGTCAACAAGCACAAAGGAAGTTTCAGTGTACGCTTCTGGTGTTCTGTTAATATACTGGACAACAGACCAGTTTGTGTCATCGTTTGAGGCAAGGAGGTAGCCATTTTTCACAAGCCTTTTAGTCCAATTATCTCTTGCATATAAAACAGAATAATTCAAAAACAATGGTATGGGAAATTTAATTTTAAGCCATTCACCAGAGTACCCACCTAAAGAGGCGGAACCTGTATATGTTCCGTTAGAATATGTAGTTGCGCTGTGCCAATAATCTGATAAAGTAACACCATTAAAAGCATACCATGCTTCTGAACCACTACTATAAACAGAACTGGCGCTCGCCACGACACTGCCCAGTCCCAATATGTTGGTGGTATTTGCGGTCATTTGATTTACGAACACGGTCTGTCCTTGTTTTTTATAAAAAACAATATCTCTAGGATTGAAGTAATTTACACCTCTTGGAACAATTGGATTTGTGTAGGTATAATGTGCATTAAATAAATAATTTTCAACTGTTTCTATTTCAGCAAGTGTCAACTCGCGGTTGTAGACGATGACCTCCCAGACAGCCCAGTCGGAATATTCAGCGGTGACACCATAATTTATGCTTAGTCTTTCTACAGAACCTGTCACTGATATTGTAGTAAGGTCAATACCGTTTCCTCTATAAAGACTCTTTTGATCCGTCGAAATTAGAATTTGATCAAGTGGAAAGGCTGTTGTTGCAGATTGTGTTAACCATGTTCCATGATGCGCCACACCTGCCCTTCCACCCCAAAACCCTGAAAGCCAATTACCAGCGGTGCCATCAAATATCCTCCTCTTTGATGACCCATTATATCTGGCCACGTGAAAGAGCGTATAGGTTGATGGCAAAATGGCAGATGGAAATCTTAATCCATCGCCAGTACCTCCGTAGATGTAAGTGTCGGCTTTTTTGATAGTGCAATTCGGAACTATTTCTGTGCAGTGATTGCCATTCCCAGAGAGGTCCGGCCAGCTCGTTCCATTCCACGCCTCACCCTTGTACCATCCGACTAGATTGTTATTTATAGGAAGTAAATTGTTTGGATAAAACTGCAGTACATCGGTAGTGAGGTCGGTCGTGAGTGACGTTTGAGTCCCGCCGCTCCAATAAAATGTAATTCGTTCTCCTCCCCCTCCTTCACCATAATAGATTTTAATTAGATATCGTTGTCCCGAATTTAGTTCATACGTACCTGTATTAGTACCATCATACCATTCAGCAGAAGTTATTAATGTTCCATCAATATATACCCTAGAAAGGTTGTCTGAATTAACTCCAAAAGTATATGTTCCACTGACAGAAGGAATTATAAATCCGTACCACTTCCAACTAAAATTATCTTCTAGTTCTGTGGGTGGAAAAACTATACTTGTAAACGTACTTTCGGTTCCAATGTAGGCAGCGGTGTCGAAATGATTTACATTCCCACCCCAGTACCCACTGTATTTTTGTCCATATAGACCTCTGGACATAACTACAATTAACATCTAGAATTTATGGCATTCTTTATCATCATTTCAACTGGCGTTTCGGGTTCCCAGTCGGCCCAGTCGCGGACCGCCTGGTTGACACTGAGGTAGCGTTCGTCGTCCCCGTCGTACTCGCGGAACTCGTCGTCGAACCCCATATCGCACTCCTGCACGACCATGTCGTCCTCGTCGCTGTCCGTGTCAGTGTCCTCGTCCGGAAGGATGGATCCAAAGACCCTCCCGGTGACATTCATGGCACACCACTTCATTCCGTATTCCATGTCCAGCGCCGTCACGATATTCCTTCCGGTGGCCTTGCAGTACTCTGCAGCCACAATCACAGAATTCTCCAGAACGGGCTGAATGGCGTTCATGGCCGCCTCGATCATCTGTTCCTCGCGACTCATTATTATTTTTTAAAATGTCGCTTTTCTTTAAGAGAGGAACATGCAGAAGCCTCCAGTTGGATTCCGTGGTGATACAGGTATTGGTGCTCTAACCGGTTTGAGTGGCATAGGACAACAAGACCCTTTTTTGTACGACTTTGATTCAAAGAGGGAGTACAATTATAATGAGTATTCTCAGGCGACTCCTTATTATAGGTTTTATAGACCTTCCACAACCACTTTCTTGGGTGAAGAGATTCGATACACGTTTAGACCCCAAGATATGGGCGACCTTCTTACCGGTCTCATGTTAAAGTTCACATTTCCCTCTACGACCGGAACGCCCACGTGCTTGAAGAACATCGGTCTTTCGATGATCAAAAAAATGGATCTCATAGTGAACGGCAAGACTATTCAGACGCTCCGTGGAGATTGGATGTCCATATACGAATCAATGTATTCAAGTGAACAGGATCGCGAAAACACGCTCAATGTTTCATTCAACCTCGGTGCTACATACAATACTCAATCAGTATTGAAAGCCAACGACACATCCCAAAGATTGTTCTTTCCAATTCCATTTTTCTTCAATAATCACTATGTGGATTCCAAGGCTGATACCACATCCTTTCGTGCACCGTTGCCTTTATGTGCGATGTATAACTCTGAAATCACATTGGTAATACAATTCCTTCCTCTTGTCGATTTAGTCAGTGATACAAATGGGTTTGCAAGTGGCGCTGATCTCACTGACTTTATGTTCGTCACAGAAGAAGTCACATTGACACCGAGTGAACGTCTCATGTTTCGTTCCACACGCCAAGAGTATCCAATCGAGAAGGTGACGGCAGAAGATGTCCAAATTCCAGGTTCAGTTGTTGGTTCATTCTACAGGTATTTTTTCAACAGTGCTTATTCGTGTCGCGCAATATTCTGGACATTCAAGAATGCCATCGCTGGATATAACGCTGAGTCATATAATCCTTTGATTGATGCTAGAATTACCACACTTAATAGGACAGACAGAAATGAACTAAGAAAACCCCTTTTCCTTCAGGAACTACAGGCATATCTCCACGATTACTACAATGATGGAAGTTTCTATGGATATTCATTCTCTGAACAGCCTCTACAGGTGGTCGTAGGAGACTACGAATTCCGCGCACCTCGTCCACAGAGTTCTTCGATTGAAATGTTTTTTACTGCTGTAACACCTGGTTACTCTACTTGGTCAGCAAGTTTTTCAGATGCAACACAAAATTATCAAATTGACGATAACAAGATTCTTTTGGATACGAGTGTTGGACTTGGAGGGACGAAAATTCTTAATAGTCTTGATGTGACTAATCTTGGTTATCTAATGACCGATACGGCTCGCGTTGGAATAGGAAATGCTTCTTACACAGACACAGTAAACCTTTCTAACCCTTTCATGATGCGATTCGAACCTTGGAACGGTTCAAATGAGGGGTACATCAAGATTACACGAAATTCAAGAGTAAATATAAATACAAAAGTGATAATTCCATCACAATTTATTTTAACAACATATTATCTTTCTACGAATACACTCGTGGTGGAAAATGGTTCGGTAGATGTGATAGACTATGACATCGTCAATGGAGTCGTCGAGGGCAAGTTCAATAGTCTGGATACAGACGCTTCTGGTTTTATAGAGGCTATTGAAATTGACGTGAGTACGTATGATAAAGACGGTGACGGTAAAGTTTCCTTCGCAGAATTCAAGGAAATCGAGGAAGTGTAATCTCCGAACCTGTAAACAAAAGTCGTGATATACCATTCTCTATGTAAAGCAAATTCATCGAGAGTGCGTACAATCGAAAACGAATGATATTTGAACTTTTTCCTTTGGCTTCCACGTTGAACAAAGGATTTAGAATTGTGGAAAAGTTTATGGATCCGTTTGGAATGGTTCTGTTCATAGGATCCTTACAAAATGCGAGAGGGTACACGAAACCACAGTAACGATTTGAAGATGTAGTAATGTTCTGTGCTGAACCTATAAAATGTGAATAATACTGAAAACCTCGATACATTTCAAAAGTACCTACCTCCTTGGGCATCAATACTTCATTGTCCAAAATTACTTCCATAGAATTAAGGAAATCATTTGCATCTACGCCGGAAGTATCATTCCTCGAATAATCAAATATATTCGTGGTGTCTGTTGTGGTGTTCTTGAACAAAGCAAAAACGGCCTTTACTGGATTCACAAATTCCGGTTTCATTGTGAATGAAGTATTACCGGTGTATTCGGTTTCTTCCATTTGAAATTGTTCAACTGGAAATAATAAAGGTCGTCTCGTCATCGACTTTATGACTTCATCTTGGGCATATCCATACTCAATCCTCAGACTTACTTCGGAACTCGTCACACCAGAATCTGACCCACCCCATCTTGCAGAATTTCTGAGACCCACCTCAACCTCAACTTCCTGATAACGTAGTGCTGCCAACGGTATTGCCAAATCTGGGTTTCCGTGAAACCAAAACTGTAACGGCACTTGAAGACGGTATGTTCGTGGGTATTGGTTTTCATCTGTGAATGGATATCCCGGACCGCCACCTAACATCCTGAACAGCTGGACCACCGTGAAAGATTCTTTTTCCTGGGTTTCGACATTTAATCTAATATTAAGTGTTTCTCCGCTCTCTTGTTGAATCGTTGTCCCACCTATAATCAAAGATACGTGATCAATCATAGCCAGTGCATGATTTACACTAGAACTTATCGAACTTGTATAGTCAATCAGTAAGTACATTTTAGTGATAAAGTCACCATGCCGCGGGACGAGAAATTTTACTTCTCCACCGTAGTCTATCGTCAAAGGGTCCGTGTCGAAACTTTGTGTAACGAAGTTAGACTTTTTGGTAAACACGGCTTTGAATGGAGTCTGCTCCATATTCTATTATGAACCACCTTTATTTTTTCTCGATAATTTCGAGAATTTTATTCTTTACTGTCTCGTAACTCATCTGAGATCTTACCTCATTCTGAACCCATTCCGATGTGGTTTCTAAGTCATCATTGTAGACCTTCTCCATGGCTTCCGCGGTTCCTCTTACGCTTGGCTTGACCCACCAAGCACTCTGCATGTGATTGAAATGGCGTTGAACAGGCGGCACCGACACTCCATACCAACAATAGTCATGCATTGCACCGAATCGCGTGGTGACCACTGGTAACCCGTAGTATTGCGCTTCCAGCTGTGGAATTCCGAAACCCTCTGAACACGAACCACACAAGTACATATCCGAACACTTGTACATTTTTTGAAGCGTGGTCTCATCAAGCGTATTCTCTGTAAATTTGATGGCGTGGTCTGGTATCCCCAAAGTCTTCACGAGCAATGGAACATCATACACCCTTGCATGATTGAGTGTCGGAGCATGCACCCACATCAAGGCTTCTGGATGTTTTGCAAGAAATTCCTTGAACGCCATCAACGTCGTGTCCAGTGATTTTCTCCCACTCTGTTCATAGTTTCCTGCCAGGGTGCATATCACATATTTGGTATCATCAATGTTGAAGTCCTTTCTAATTTTAGATTTCGTGTCCGTCGGAGGGAGGGGTGTATTGAATTCAATCACATGGGGAACCACGTAGCTGTCCCTTCCCATCTGACGCTGAATTCTTTCACGGGTCGAAGGACACAATGAAATGATGTGCTTGATCTTTCCCAGGGCCGCTACAGTAGGCGAATCAATCGGTTCGTAGTGCAAAGGAAACCACAAATAGGATGGACAAGCAATCTGCTCCTGGGTTGCCGTCTCAAGTAAAAATATGTCTTGCAGGAAGAAAATGGCATCTGCGTTGGTCCTCTTTATAAATTCGTTGATGTCTGCAATCTTGATCACACAAGGAAATTTTTCATACGGACCCAAAATGAAATTTACCATGGGGTTGTCAAGAAGACCTTGGGACCACGGGTCTCTGGTTTCATTTGGAAGAATGTTGTTGTTCACCAAATCTCTAAATGAAAGTACACCCACATGCTTTACGCCACACAGACCCCACAGTAACATAGTCACCGTGTGACCCCTCTCGTTGAACATCTTGATAAGGTGCTTCAACTGGCTAGGGTAGCCACCCTTTGCTCCAAAAAATGGTGTGCCATTACTCGACAACAGGATGTGCATTTACTAAAAATGTGTCTGTATCGTTTAATTGAAAAGAAATAATATTGTCATCGTCATCCCTGACTGGTTCGTGGTGACTAGGAACTTGAAAGTGTGATCTGACCATGTCTTCATAGTAGTATTCCACTTCTTCATTGTCAAAAATATTCCCAGATGGATCGCCAAGTAGAGTGTCACGGGCATGAAGATAATCCAAGAAAGCCTCAAAAGAGTGGTGATGGAGCCACATGAACTCGATATATCTTTTATGCCTCCATGACTGATTTAATAGTTTGAACAAGAATATTCCAACCATATCGGTGATGTCTATGCCTCGATGTCTCTCGAACTTACATCGCCCCGTGATCTCCCTCTGATGAATGTTGTTCATTTTCAACTTGTAACAGGCGTAGCACACGTTCTTTTTTGGATTCGCCCTGCCCTTGTGGTACACCCTGGACATATGTTCCAAAGGGACCCTGTACTCTCTTTGGAAATAATCAAACGCATAGTTGACAAATTCATGTACACTGGTCCACCGCAAAGGTACACCACACCAGCGACATGTTGTTGTTGGATAAATCATACTAAATTATTATTAAATTATACCTTTAAGAGGTTCAACTATTAAATTACCTTCATCATCTGTTATTATTGAGTTTTTAATATAATCATCATTTCTTTCGCCCATGATTAACCAGTTTACTTCAATATTAGAAACTGGATTATTTGATTGAATATTTAATTTATTATCTTTTATTTTTCCTTTAACTTTTTCCCAATTAGTTTCGTTGGTTGTGAAACATTGAACACCTCTGGTCAGTGCCTGGAAGGTTCCTTGGGTCATGTTGGATACTTCGTCTATGTCTACGCTGGCGAAACCATTTGTTAAAGTAGCAAGTCCTCTATAGACTAGGTCCATTTTGGGTCCTTCTATAAATGAGTGTAGGAGACGGTGACTGTCCTTCATGGAAGGGAGGGGGTGAGGAATGTTAAACGTTCCACTTGCTTTAGAAAGATTTCCAATGATAGTAAGGTCTCCGTTCCGGTTTAATTGTGCCTCGATATAATTATAACCAAATCGTAAATTATTATCATCGTAAGCGTTTAAATTAAATGAATTTTGTAATTCTAATTTTGCTAAACTTATTTTTAAAGGTGATAAATTTGTATAAACATCATTAGTAATACTTGTCATTGCGTATTTATTATTCTGGTCACCAGTACCTAACTGTCCATATTCATTATACCCGGCTGCGACAAGGCTGTTGTCAGTTGTTATTGCCACTGTTGATCTGGCTTGTGACGATGAATTAACTAAAATATTTGCATTTGATGACGGAACACAATTTGTAAAGCTGTTGATACTTTGAATACCGGATTGGTTGATTCCGAGTTGTCCAGTCACATTAACCCCATCCCACTGCCTCCCAGTAGTCGCAAGTTTACCGTCGTTGCGAATAATAATCGAGTGACCGCTACCACATGCGATCTGGGATGCCTCCACCGGAGTTGGATGCGATACGAATGATGTTTGAGGTCCGGACGCGTACCCCAATCCAAGCTCTCCTAAGCCATTATATCCCGCACCCGCAACAGTTCCATTGGGTTTGATAATCATCGTATGTTGACCCCCGGCTGCGATCTGGGATGCCGTCACGGGTGTTGCGTGCGAAGCGAACGAAGATCTAGTACCCCCAGCCGCCCCCCCAATCCCAAGTTGACCGTCGCCGTTATTTCCAGTTCCAGCAACAATTCCGTCGGTTTTGATAATCATCGAGTGATTGTCACCACATGAGATTTGGGATGCTTCTACTCCTGACGATGTGAAAACATCTTTATCAGTGTTGGAACCAATCCCAAGTTGTCCAAAGTAATTATATCCAGTTCCCGAAACCGTTCTGTTCGTTCCTATGATCATCGTGTGACTGCTACCACACGAGATTTGGGATGCTGTCACGGACGCCGACACAAATTGCAATAACAATGGTTCAGCAGGATACCCAAGTTGTCCATAATCATTAAACCCAGTTCCCAAAACCAGTCCGTCTGTTCCTATGATCATCGTGAAGTTGTTCCCACATGCGACATTCGCAACAGGCACGAGAGTTGGAATTTGTGTAAAGCTAGTATATGTAGTTACGGATAAAGGGTTTGTGCCCAAAAATGACGATATACCTGTACCCCATAACCGCCCTTCTGTATCTACCAAAGCTGTATGGTATAGCCCCGCTGAAATTTCCTTTATGGTAACAGTTACACCATCTCCCACAGTTATCGTACTTCCAACCTGGAGGTTAGATGAAACGATTAGATCGGTATTTACTTGAACGTTCGAATCAGAACTCAGAGTCAGGGGCGATCCACCCACTATGTTGGACGCCGTGATCGTT